TAATGGTATATCCGGTAAGTTAAATCTATTAATAATGGTATTACCAGGAAGACCAGACCAATCATCTGTATTACGATATAATAGCCCACCATTTATTGCATCTTGATTTTGAATATGGACCTGTGAATCTGTGGTGGGATCCTTTTCAATTGTATAACGATAAAATACACCACCAACCGTTAATCCTGTTTCCGGTGGTAATAAAGGAGTCATTTGCCAACTCAAGCCATTTTGAGCAGCATTATTACTTAATCCGTTTATAACTTCAGAGTAGCAATAAGAGGAGGAGGCTGCCAACAGCGCCACCACCAAGCCACTTCTTTTGAGTATCGTCAAGTTCTAAATCCAATCTTTGATTACTTTCAGAGCCAGGTATTCTATCTGGATCTGCTTCCCATGCATCTCTTGCTTGTGAACCAATTAAACCTTCATATGGACAAGGTGTTCCAGCATCAATCATAGCCTGGAAGATTCTTTCATCCTGACACATAACAGAAACGGCAGCAACTTTCATACCCATGTCAAACATAGTCTTTGCTAATTTTAATCTTTCACAGTTCATATCACGAACTGTAGCTCCTGCTGCCAAACCTAAAATTTGTGTTTGTACGGCACCAGAAACACCAACGGTACAAATATCAGAGTTTGATGTATTAATATTAGGAGCAATTGCAGATGGTGGGGGAGAATTCACTGTTGTTTCCATATTACCAGTAGTATTAACATTACTATTAGTATTTGATTCAGTACATATAAACCCTGCAGGGCATTCTGGAGTGTTTTGTGCGTATACTGCTGTGGAAACAAATAATGCTATAAGAATAATAATAGATCTTAGCATATAATATACCTTTATACTATAGAATTTTAATTGCATAATATAAAGAATATTCGAGTCGTTTTACTATTTATATATATACTCTGAGTTAAGTGATTCCTATATAATGACTTTGTTAAGTTCAGTATAGGAGAGAATTATGGTAAAAACTATAGATGAAGAAGCGGTCGAAGGTATCGACCTAAATGGTGACGGTCACATCTCAAAAGAAGAGATGGCGATGCATTTAGAGTTTAAAAGAAAAGCTTTAGAAGATAAAGACGCTCAAAGAGATGCCATTCGTAAGATGGCATGGTTTGCTTTAATAGGTTTATTGATTTATCCAATTGGTATTGCTGTTACATCTTTATTAGGTTTGGATACTGCAGCACAACTTATTGCTGATATTGCTCCAACTTATTTTGCATCAATTGCAGTTCTAGTTTCTGCATTCTTTGGTGCTGATGCTCTTAATAAGAGAAATTCATCTGAATAATATTTAAAAAATAAGGGACCGTTATAGGTCCCTTATTTCTACTAATTTTGAATATTTTTGTAAATCTTGTTTTCTATTATATTTGTCACAACTTATATTATAGTTACAAGAAATACAAGGTAATAAATCTCTGTTACCATTGACTAATCTTTTACGATATTTGTGTAATTGTTCATTATCTTCAATATAATCTACTATACTTTGTTCGTAGATATTACCAAGAGATATTTTTTCTTTCCAATCTTCACAACATAATCTATATGTTCCATCAATGTCAATAAACATTTTATGGAATATTACATCACATCGTTCATCTTCTGGATATTTATTGGTAGGAAATGATCCTGCTCTATTTGTAGCATTCGGAAACCATTCATTTAAATCTTTAGCTATAATCTTTATATTTTTATAATATCCATACTTATCATAAATATCCTGTGGATTACAATCATAGCAATTATAATGAATATCATGAAAATGCTTTAAAATAAAAGATTCATATTGCTTAAATCTTTTACCATTAGTATGCATTTTTAATTTCCAATTGTAACCTACAAATATGGAAACATATTCTTCAAACTGTGGGTGTAATGTAGGTTCACCTCTACCAGTTATTGATAATACTCCAGAAAATTTAGCTGATACCATTTGATCCCTGATTTCTTTTGCAACATCAAGGGACATATGTTCATTTAAATTAGGATATGATAGTGATCTAGGACAAAATACACATTGAAGATTGCATAATTCTGTCGGATTAATCTCTATTTGTTTTATTTCATGGAAGAAAAGCATGATTTTTAAAAGTTAAATTACCTGCAATTACTGTTTTTCTTTTATCGTATAGATTGGGGGTGGATCTATGAATCCACCATGAAGGAAAGAAAACCATTTCACCTTCATCCGCGGGAAAATTTTTTTTCCAAAATTCTGTACTATTTTCATTATAAGGTAATTCCATATAATACACTACACCGAAATGTGATCCAGAATGGATATGCCAATGGTGATCTACATTTGTATCATACTGTGCAAACCATGATTGGAGTTTATAATTTTCAACTCCAAAAATTTTACAAAAATCTTTTATGTAAGGTCGAATGAGACGATTCCATTCATCTGAATAAGGCGATTTTCTTTTAATATTTAATTGATAATCAGTTTTGGAAGGTTTCATAGGAAGTTGTTTTATATAATCATCATATTCACTAAGAAACCATTCCTTAATAAATTCATGTTCTTTTATTTTTACTTTATAGAAAAAATCGCTATCCATCTGTTTTAACAATTTTATAAGTTCCTTGTGGTAGATTCCAAGCTTTCATAAGTTCAAGATACATTGTAGATGTAAGAGTAACTATTTCCCAAAATTGTTTTTTTTCATTCCACTGTCGAATATGACAATAATCATCATACAGGAGAATTGAAACGTCATCCAATTCTCCTGTATCATCCAAAATGGTAATTAAGGATTCATCATCCTCCATTTCAATTGTAAACATTGAACTTTCTCCTGATGCCCAATCTGGTACCCAAGGATTACTATCAGTGTACCCTTTACTAATTCTTATATCTCTTCGAAGCTTATCATACATCGACATTATATTTAGATTATTCTATATCCTCGAGTTTCTTAATACCAAGTGCCCAGTTCTCTGCTGCATCTTCTACATATCGCATGGATTTATTAGGAAAATCTTCTACAAAAAATTGTTTACCGTTGTTGTCAAAATATTTAAGATAAAACATTTCTTGTTTATAATCTACATGGAGTTCACAATAACCTTTTCCAAAATCAGAATAGTATGTAGATATCTTTTTACCCATGTTTATTCCTCCGATTCAATTTCCTCAATTAACTGGTCTCTTAGCATCCGTGCATTTACATCCATTGGATCTTTAAGACTATTATTTGCAAACTTATATGCTAGTGTAATACGATCCTCTCCTGCATATGCAGCATGCCAACAATGGTGCTCTGGTTCATCCTTACGACCAAAATAAAAATGTCGGCATTGCCATCCTGGTACATCTTGAATAGTTACAATTTTATTATTTTGTTTATCATAATATTTAAAGTAACCATTACCTGTTTTAGACCAAGTAAAAAGAATCTGATAACAATTGGCATTCCAATTTGTATGCCAACCTACAAAACCCTTAGGTGGATAATAATTTGAAAGTGCTGCGTGTGTAGCACCAATTTCTGTAGTAAAATCTTGTCTTACTTTATTCCGTAATCCTAAAAACTTTTCAGGATTTGCTGTAGCCATACGTGAAATTGGTTGTGAAAAATGTTGCTCAGGAAATCCACTATGAGTTTTCCAATTTAACAACATCTGATCAAGCCATTCTCGGTCACAATAGTATTCAGGATCAGTTAATGCTTTTTCCCCATCATAGGTATGATAAGAATTATTGTTATATCCATCAATTGAAAAAAATTCATCAACAAATGCATTTAATTTATTTAAAAGATTTTTATTACGAATAACTACTTCAGTCATGTACAAATTCCTCAATCATCGGAAAAATCTTTGTAATGGCTTCAGCACATGCTCGAGCCAGATCAATGTGTTCTTTTTGCGTTCCGTTACCAGAGCGCAGCTCAATATAATGAACCCATGAACGAAGAGTTCCATTCACATAGAGTCTTGAAAGCGTATTACCTTCTGGAAGAATTACTCGTGCTTGTTCTTTAGCAATACCATTATCTATGGCCCACTTGTAAGCTTCCTTAGCAGCATTAATAACCATTTGCTGCTTAATTTCCCAATACATTTTTAATTCGCGATCATCAGTTTCAATTGAGTTCTGACGATTCTTTTGATCTTGTAGACGAGCTTCTCTCAGAACAAAATCGAGATCAGAAGTAGGATCAGCATAACGCTGGCTAAACTCTTGAAAACTAAAAGACCGATGGCGAAGGAATTGCCTTGCAATGTCTCTGGTCGTTTCGACTTCGATCGTTGCGCTTGCCATCTCGAGTGGAGACCAGTGCTTGTGTTTAACGAGGTATCGAATGAGTTTCTCACCTGTCTCCGTGTTAAGTTGGTTCGATGGATTGGAGACACGGGCGCAATACGCGATGAGATCTTGGACATTGCTAAAATCATCCTCAAATTCTTCTGCGGGTTGTGTATATCCAACTAGACGAGCTTTCATTATACTTTACCTTCCAATCTCTTAAGCCATTCACGACCGCTACGTTTCACACGAATCTTCCGCTTATTAGTTTCATTCTTATTTGGATTATCAATAGTAAACCAAACATCCTTGCCTTTACTGAGTGCATCCATTTTACGAAGCAATGTAAGCGCGGGATCTTTAATTTTTGTACTAATTGAACTTTTACGCTCAGCCTTTGATGTGTAGTTTTTACCGCTGGATTTTTTACCTTTAGCCATTTTATTGCTCCATAATTAAATTGTAATGATTTTTAATAAGTTGTTTTTTACCTTCACTCATACCGTAATGTAAAAAGTATGAATTTTTTAAAGAATGTAAATCTCTATTTGTAGCAAAAGTATTCCATTCATAATCTATATGAAAACTTGGTATTTGCATAATAGGTATTAGTCTTGCCAACATAGGTTCATCATCAATAAGATGATATTTATTATGCCATCTATAAGTAAGATGAGAATATTGATCTAATGATTTATACCAAGGAGTTTTATCATAAAAAGTATTCGGCCATTTATGCAAAGGGAACATATGATTATTGGTTTTCCTATTAAATAAAAGAACACCTGAATTTAGTGGCCTATTAAATTTATAAGAATCTATTTCAAGATAATCATTTACTATTGAATAATTTACACCTAGCCCCAATTTATCCTTATATTCATCAATTATATTTTTATTAAAATTATTTACTATAATATCACTATCTAAATAAAGTACGTGATCATATTCTTCTAGTTTTTCAACAAATTTATATCTTTCAAAATAAAAGTTATTTAAAGCAAAAGGTTTATAATTTTTAGATTCATATAATTCATTATGGTAATCAAAACCAAATTTATCACAATATCTTTTTACACTTTCAAAAGAATATTCATAATGATTAGAATTATAATTGTCTGGTATAATATAACACTGACACACTAATACTTTAGACATTATTACACCATAATTAAATTGTAATGCTGTTTTATATAGGATTTCATATTTGCTATATAATGTATAAAGTGTATGTTATCAGATAGTATATCACTATTTGTTCTATTTGTAAACCTATAATTATATTTGGAATGTAAATGACTTACTGGAATATTATATATTGATATTAGAAAAGTTAAGAACTTATCATCATTATGAAACCCAGATTCAAACTTACCTATAAATGACTCAAAATCTTCTAGATTTTTCCACCACTTTATGCTGCCTCTTGATTCTAAAAAAGAACCAAGTGAATATACACCATTATCAAAATACTGGTCATTTTTAATATAAGGAAGGTTCGCTATATTATTTGAATCTTTATACCATATTACAACGCCGGTATTTACACCAATAACTGAGTAATCATTTTCACCTAAAAGTTTATTACCAATTGAAGTATTTACTACTATTGACGTTTTATTCTTTTTATACTCCTCAACTACATTAGGTGAATCTGGTTTAATTAAAATGTCACTATCAACAAATAAAACCGCATCATAATCTTTTAGATATTTTATACAACGGAATTGTTCAAATTGCGGTTCTGGTATAAAAAAAGGTTCCCATTCTTCTGACGTTGGGTTATCAAAAATATAATCCCAACCCCACTTTTCTGCATATAGTTTACAGGTATTACTACTTAATTTCCAATATTCACCATAATCATTAATATATTTGTCTTTTGTAGCAAAAGACAATTTACTTTGATTTAAATGAAATTGATAAAGTAATACTTTCATTCAATTTTAAAATCCTTAAATCGTTCACTTACATTACCCTTGTCAAAAGCTGGGGTATCATCAACTAATGTTTGTTCACCCATATTTACATCACATAGTCGCATTTTACTTCTATCAACACCAATGACGAACCGCTTATTCATATTTGGATCGTTATATCTATTTTTAAGTTGTTTGACCATAATCTGACCTTGTTGCTGTAGTTCATCATTGGAAACTAGAGCAAACATTAGGTCCGCCGTTGCGGGTAGTCCAAAAGACTCGGACGTATCCTCAAGCCCAGGATCCGAGTTAGCATAACCAGAACGCGTCGTTTGCGTTGCAGAGACAATCGGTACATTGAATTCAACTGCAAGTCCTCTCATTTCCTCGGCAATGGCTTTAATATATGTATAGGAATTAATTGATCCTCCCATACCTTTCATACGTGATGATGCACAGATATTCAAATAGTCAATAAAGATAATATTTGGGATAAAGTTCTTTTTTAGTTTGAGTTCATTTAGTAGAGCACGGAAGTGTGAGGTATTTGCTTGTCCAGTAGGATATTCTTTAATGATAAGTTTACCATTACCCTTACGACTAATACTTGAGACTCTTTCCTTAAGCATTGATTTGGATAGAGTTTCCAATTGGTCAATAGGTACATCCAAGAGATTGGCATCAATACGTTCGGCAATTCTTTCCTCGGACATTTCCAATGTAATATAAAGTACCGCTCTACCTTGAACTAGGGCATTAGCAGCAACGTGACACATAAAGAGAGATTTACCAACCCCAGTACCAGCAAGAGCAATATTAAGAGTTTTGTTTGGTAGACCTCCCTTCGTAATCTTGTTAAAATAGTCAAGATCAAAAGGAATTCTTTCTTCTTGCTCATGGTAGAAATCGTATCGCTGTTCAACGTTTTCAATATAGTCGTGACCGATGTTGGTGTCAAACGATACCGCCAGGGCCTTTTGAAGAATGTCCGGTAGCGCATTTTTACTCAAGGCCTCGTGTTTACCATCAATGATGGAAATTGATTCCATAATGGCATTATAGACCGCACGGTCCTGACACCACTTTTCTGTAGTATCTATAAGCCACTGGTCATTTACATCTTCTTTAGTGAAGATATTAGGAATGATTTCCATGGCATGACGAAATTGTTCATCATTAAACTTATCACTATTATCTAATTCAATTTTAAATTCCTCAAACCGAGGCAATTTATTATATTTGGCAACATATTTGCCGATCTCTTTATAGAGAAGTCGATACACTCCCTCAAAATAATCAGGCTTCACAAAAGGAAGAACCTTACGCATGTAAGGTTCGTTGGTCAGTAGATTTCTTAGAATGGTTTGCTCGAGATTAATATTCATTCTTATTCTTTATCCATTGGTATTGAATTTTCTAATATACTATATAATACCATACCAGCATATTCTTGTAAACCCTGGTCGTCCTCATTTAGATCAGGGTTTGGTGTTGATACAATATGGAAATTAAATTTCAGATGTTCGCCATCTTCTGCTACCTGTAATTTATCAAAATAGAATACTGTTTCGACAAAGTCACCTTCAAGAATACGAATATCCCATGATTCTTTACCATCTCTATTTACAGGAATATATTGATAGTCTTTATTCTCCATTAAGTTCATTATATAAATCCTCGCACCTTGAAATACCAATAGCTACATCCAAAATATCCAAATCTTCGACAATAGTGCCATTTAATGTTTGAATAATAGTTCTAGATGATCCTCCTATATCACTAATACTCATATTCTGAGTTGCAGATACAATCATATCAATATTAACAAAATATCTATCACCATTAATATCAGTACCGGCTATATACCATAATCCTGCTAAAAGCATACACTCAATCATTCATCAATCTCCTCAACAATGGAATCCATATCAATTAGAGATTGATAACCAATTGAGTATTGTTTCTTTAGGAATTCCTTAAAATCTGTTCCAGTCATAATTGGTTGCCAGAACTCTTCAGTGAGAGTATCTTTTTCTCTGTATTTTTGACCAGTAAGCTCACCTGTTTCTCGGTCAACGTGTTGATACCAACCATTGGAAGGTTTGGCAACATATTGTCCTGCAATTGCAACCTCAAGCAATCCAGACCAACGTTGAACACCACCTTCCCAAGAAACAGAGATAGGAATCTTGGATTTTTCTTTTACATAACGAGATTTCTCTACGTTAATCACAAAGTGATAACCTTTGATTTCAGTGCCCTGTTTATCTTGTTGACGACCAAGGATCCAAATATTATCCGCTGAATAATAGATACCAGTACCACCAGATACAATATCTTTAGGAAACAAACCAATTTCTTTATATGTGTGATTAATTGCAATAAGCGGAATGTTTTTCATAGTCAGATATGGTGTGCACATACGGAAAAGACCTTTCAGAGCCTTTGCACGAGACATATCCGCAACCGATTTTTCATTGATTGCATCCTCAAGTTCTTTTTTGGATGCCAAGTTACCAATAGAATCAATAACAATAATTACATTATCTTTACGATCCAATTGTTCCAATTGACCGATAATATCAAACTTTAGTTCCTCAACATTAGTAACCGGTGTATGAAGCACACGTGCCGTATCAATACCAAATTGTTGGAAATAAGATTGCGGTGAACCGAATTCTGAATCATAAAAAAGCATAACAGCATCAGAATACTTATTCAAATATGCTGCAGCCATAAGAAGGGCAAATGATGTTTTAAAGTGTTTCGATGGACCTGCAAGAACAGTAAGCCCAGATGATAGACCTCCATCAACGGAACCAGATAGAGCCACGTTAATCATAGGCACATCGGTTTGAACCATATCCTTTTCATTAAAGAATTTGGATTCAGATAGAACAGAGGTCTCTTTTACCTTACTATTCTTTTTTAGTTTGTCCATAATACTCATAATTTATCCCTTCAACCAAATTTAATATTTTGTGCAATTTCTCTATCATCAAGTTCATATTGCTGACGATATTGATTATTAATTTTAATCACTTCTTGCAGCATTGTAAACCCTTTAAATTCCTTTGAGAATGCAGCGGTATCTTTTGGGAAACAAGCACCACCAAATCCACGTTTACCATCAAAACCAGGTACTCTCATATGGGAACTACCGATCCTTGGATCTTGTTCCATACCCATAATGATATTGTTGAACCCTGCGCCTAGTTCACTTGCAGCATCGTAGAGCTGATTGAAGAACGTTACCTTGGTTGCAAGGTAGGTATTGATTGCATACTTGATAAATGATGCTTCAACAGGGGCTGTAAAGAAAATATTATCCATATTACACATGGAAAAGAGTTTATAGATTGTTACAGCGGCATTATTTGCTTCTGGAGTCCCACCAAAAATGTGAACATCAGGATGTACAAATTCTGCAAATGCATTTTTCTCTGTAAGGAACTCAGGATTATATACTACTCTATGTTCAAGTTCTTTAAATTTAAGCGTGACCATAAGATTTTTGATAATACTAGGAGTTACAGTTGATTTGATAATAATCAAACATTGAGTATGCTGTGCTAGTTTCAATACTGCATCTTGTACAATTGTAGCATCAACTGCACCATTTGGAAGCATGGGTGTTGGTGCACAGATAAATGCAACGTTAGGTTCCCATTTAATTAAATCATCAATGGTGGTATTATAATTAGGATCTACATAAAACTTTTCTACCAATGGATGTGAAAATCCATAATCAACTGCTTTACCAACAAATCCGTGACCGACAATTCCGAGTTTCATTAATTTACTCCGTAATAAGATTTATACCAGGTAACAAACCTTTCAACACCAGTTGCAATATCTGTTGTTGGTTTGTATCCCAATT